CGCAAAAGAACTCCTACTCTGGTTATTCCTTGAAAGCCAATGCCCGACTTGGAAGCCGAACAAATACCATGTAATGAAACATTTTGAAATATCAGAGCGTACCTATGAGAGATACATGGCGTGGCTAAACGCTGTCGGCCTTATTGAGTACCGCCAAGAGCGTGATGCAAAGGGTACTTTCAGTCACTGGAAGTTAGTAATATTAAGTGGCACAAAGTTCAATCCCGATGCAGAGTCTAACCATACCGCCAAAATTGGCGGAGTGGTTGTAAACAGACAAAAAAAAGGACAAATTGTACAGCTCATCCATTCCGCCAAATTACCGGAGAACGGTGACGACCGTGGAACGGTTGAAACCGTTGAACGGATCGATGACGCACATATAAATACTAATCTTCATTTAGAAAAAAAAGAGTTATTAAAAAAACAAAACAAGGAGCAAAAGCCTGTTGTTGTTTTTTTTAATTTACAAGATGTTAAAACCCATATTGAAAACGTCAGTGAGAATAAGGGGCAATCTCTGGATGAGGAGATCGTTAATCAAATCCTGTTTTACATAGGGGAAAATTTAGATACTGAAAACGTCAAAAAGAAAACGAACATCGCATTGAAGAAGGTCAGAGAAGGTAAATGGAACATCCCACAGGGTTACAACGGCATCACATCCCAATCAATCCGCGCCAAAGAAGAAGAGGAACACGCAGCCAAGGTAGAGCAATACAGACAAGAAGCAGAATCGATGAAAAAAATAGGCGAAGCGGTAGCAACAGGAGCTGGCTTTGAAGGATTTAGAGCAGCGATGCAAAAATTGAAGGAAGATGTTAATGGGAAAGGAGCAGACGACAGAGCAATGCAAGCGAATTCTGTTTAATCTTGGCATAAAGTTCGGGGTAAGCCCAAAACTGATATCTGAGAGACTATTGAGCAAAGAGGATAAACAGGATATGTTAAACGGGGATGTACCTTTGGAGACTTTGGAAGTAGCTGTCGAATTGTGGAAGCAAGCTGGGATGCCTGATTACGCAAACGGACATACAGACCCATACAAGACACCCACTAGTTAACAGGTAGGGTAGTTAGGGTCAAACCGAGATCGTTCAATAGGCATAAGATTTACCGCATAGGATTTGATTTTTATAACTGAGATGGACTTTAAATAATGCAAAATGGAACGGTGAAGTGGTTTAACGAAGCTAAAGGGTTTGGATTTATACGAAGTGAAGCAAAAGATTACTTTGTTTACTTCAAAGAAATACAAGCCGATGGATTTAAAACCCTCAAAGAAGGTGACAAGGTTCGATTTAACCCTGCCACATCAGAAAAGGGTCTAGTTGCGAAAAATGTACATATTGGTTATGAATAATCACTGGACATGCTTATCGTGATTGTAATATAGTCTTTCTACACGCTTGTCCAATTCGTGTTTTAGTACTATAAGCTGATCTCGCAATTCAGCATCTGGCTTCTCAAGAATCATGGCAATGCTCCCATGGGCAAAGCCAAGAATCGGTGACGCATTTTCTAAAAATTCTGTTATGTCGTTTATCTTATCCACATCGTCTCCTATTGCAGTATTGGCACTGATCGTGCCGTGTGATGGTATAACAATTTGCCTCGGGAACGTAGCGCATTAGAAATCTATGTCCTTTTAGCCAGCATCTCAAATATTTAATCATGATCATCCCTCTCCATTTTCTAGTAAACTGATATGTCCTATAGCAGCGTATCGAGCCTCTTGCTCTGTATCGAACCATTCGTCTGATTCAACGAGAATATTTTTATACTCCCGTGAATAAATATCATATACCCATCCTTCATCTTCTTTGTGAATTTCAAAGTCATACAAGCTGAAACTTTCCATTAGGCCACCTTCAGCTGTGTTTCACGCTCTACCGCACGCTCGTAGGAATATAAAAAACGTCTGCAAAAATCAGCAAAGCTTTCTATCGCGTAAGGGTGAACGCCTTTATCGTCAATAGCCAAAGTTAAGTCATCACCTTCGATGTATAAATCAAAGCCAAATTTCTTATTATTGCCAATCCAGACACTTAAATCTTCGGCCATAAGGTCATAAAGTGTTACGTCATTGATTGTTCTACTCATTGTATTTCTCCGTGTTGTTAGTACATCTCCATATTACAATGGGTTGTAAGGTATTACAAGTCTTTGTAAGGTTATTTGATGAATATTTGCTCTTTTAGTGTGGTTGTAATAAAAAGAAACTTCAAGCTTTGTGTGCTAAGCTTAAAACACACCTAGCACACAGGCTTTTCCCCAGATTTTGTGGATAAGTATTGCGTGTGATATGGTGTTGATGTTGTTATTAATCGATTAATAATACTAAACACGGAGAGTTATTATGAGCGAAGTAAAGGACTACACTTCAGAAGTTGGAGCCGAAGGAAACACCCATTACAATGGCGTTCCCTCAATGTACGGCAGAATGGCTACAGAGCAGGAAAGAATGCAGCCCAAATATTGCGAGCCAGGTAAAGCTGACGGTCGCATGGAAGGTGAGAAACGGAACGAGCAAAAAGGACCATAATCCATGCTCTTTCGGGACTATAAAGTAATTCCTGTGCAGGAATTGGTCAGATTTAAGGCCAATTCCCGCTTACATTCTGACGAGCAAATTGAACAGATTGTTAAATCAATTGCCGAGTTCGGATTCACTAACCCTCTTTTGGTAGACGAAAATAATATAATCATAGCCGGACACGGTAGGTTGGAGGCAGCGTTGCGTTCCAATATGGAGGCCGTGCCTTGTATTATTATTGACGGCCTATCCGATCCCCAAAAAGCAGCTTTGGTTATTGCGGACAATAAACTAGCCTTGAACGCTGCGTGGGATTTTGATGTATTGCGTAACCAATTTGAATATTTGAAGGGCTTCGACTATAACTTAGAGTATACAGGTTTCGGTTTAGAAGAACTCTGCGACATACTACCCGATGAAATGCCGGAAGCGTTTTGCGGAGATGATGAGACACCCGCTGTACCTGACGAAGCTATTACCAAGCCAGGCGATGTTTGGATATTAGGAAATCATCGGCTTTTGTGTGGTGATAGCACTGTTCAAACGGATGTCGACAAACTCTTGGACGGCCAGCAGCCTAACACGATGATTACAGATCCTCCATATGGGGTGAAGTATGAAGCGGACTGGCGAGCTAAAGCGAAAGGTTCCAAAAAGACGGCGCGTGAAGAGAACTCGAACCTTCAAAACGATGATCAAGCTGATTGGTTTGATGCTTATGTGCTATTTACAGGTTCTGTGGCCTATGTCTGGCATGCCTCAGCCTATACAGACGTTGTTATGGACGGTCTACGCCGTGCAAATTTTGATATTAAGCAGCAGATTATTTGGAATAAAAACGTCCACGCTCTTTCACGTTCTGACTACCATTGGAAACATGAACCATGCTGGTACGCGGTCAAGAAGTCGGGAGAGAGAAATTGGAAAGGCGGACGAACCCAAATGACAGTCTGGGATGTGCCGAGTGTCTCTTGCGAGAAGGATAAGACAGCGCACCCAACGCAAAAGCCCGTGGAACTGTTTACACGCTCCATCGTACATCACACAAATCCTGGCGAGTATGTATACGACCCGTTTGCCGGATCAGGTACATTAATGGTAGCGTGCGAGAAGTCAAAGAGACGTGCGTTGATGATGGAGCTTGATCCGAAATATTGTGATGTAATAGTAAAACGGTATGAGAATTACAGTGGAAGTAAAGCAATACTGGAGGCATGATGCCAGATACAACACCCCATGTTCCTACGGAAAAAACCCGTGCGGAAGTGACAGCCTTGACCAGCTTTGGCAATACTCAAGAAGAGGTTGCCTTATATCTGGGCATTTGCGTTGACACTTTGGCGAAATACTATAGACACGAGCTTGACACCGCGGTTATACGCGCGAACGCTCAAGTAGCCCGTGCGCTTTATAATAAAGCCGTAAACCAAGACGACCTCTCCGCTCAAACCTTTTGGCTTAAAACCCGTGCGCGTTGGCGAACCGCTGACAAGGATGAAGGATCGCGTCTTGATTCGGTCGTTGAGAAATTATTACTAGGCAAGTTGGTGGAATAAGATGACTAAGATGGGCGAATGGTGGGAATGGGTCTTAAAATGGTTAAGTTGCAAAGTTTGCGGGCATAAGTTTGTACCTGACGAATGTTATACAATTGGTTCTAATGTAAACCAAATATGTAGGCATTGCGGTAAGGTTAAGTTTGCTAAGGGTGTGAATGTCTGAAGATAAGCTCATACGGATATTAAAGTCGCTGCCCTTATTTGCTAAAAACTTTTTAAAGATTCGTACCAAGTCAGGCCGTATTGAACCCTTTCTATTTAACAGGGCGCAAGAGTATTTGCACGAGCGTTTAGAAGACCAAAAAGCGGTGACAGGCAAAGTGCGTGCGCTGGTCTTGAAAGGACGCCAGCAAGGGTGTTCAACCTATGTGCAAGCACGTGACTTCTTTATCGTAAGTACATCCCGCGGTATGAAAGCGTTTATTATTACGCACGAAGCCGAAGCTACAAAGAACTTGTTTGATATGACCAAGCGTTACAATGACGAATTGCCCGATGGCTTGGTTCCGGCACCAGATACATCATCTGCCAAAGAGTTAAAGTTTAATACTCTTGGTTCAAGTTACGCTGTAGGAACCGCCGGAAATAAGAGCGTAGGGCGGTCACAAACTATTCAAATATTCCACGGTTCCGAGGTTGCGTATTGGCCTCACGCCGAAGAGCATGCCAAAGGTATTTTACAAGCCGTGCCGAACGAAGATGGCACCGAGATTATCTTAGAATCTACGGCGAACGGTATTGGTAATTACTTCTACAATATGTGGATGGCAGCAACTTCCGGTCAATCAGATTTTCAAGCCATATTCATTCCTTGGTATTGGCAGCCTGAATATACACGCGAATTACGATCAGACGAATCAGGTACGCTTTCCGATGAAGAAGAGGAATACTTAAATTTATTTGGTAGTAATGGCCTAACCAAGCAGCATTTGTATTGGAGACGGCACAAAATATACGAATTTGGTAACGACTACGAATCGTCAAAGGAATTGTTCAACGTAGAATATCCAATGACGGCAATTGATGCGTTTAGAAACCCCGTAGCCGATAGATTTATTAAAGCACCGTTGGTTAATAAAGCGCGTAAGAACCGTGTTACTTCCGAGTCACCCCTTGTAATTGGTATTGACCCTGCAATTGGTGATCACGATAGAACGGCAATAATTAGGCGAAAAGGACGATTAGCGTACAATGTAGAAACACATTTTAATTTGAACACGATGGAGTTAGTTGGCCTTATAAGGCGCATGATAGACAAAGAGCGTCCTGCTAAGGTTTGTATTGATTGTATAGGTATTGGCGCGGGTATTGTCGACCGCTTACTTGAGATTGGCTATGATATGGTCGAAGGAGTAAATGTGGCGCGCTCG